ACGATAAGAATAAAAAGGTCTACTGGATCATCAAACCCAACGTCATTAGAAAATGCTGAAGTTGCTTTCAGAGAAGGAGATGAAGTCTTAGTTTATGGTACAGGTACAGGGGGATCAGGAGGTTCAGCTACAAGTATTATTGCTATCGGTGGTAAGGGAGCATTTTTTGATAAAGCAACAGTAAGAGCAGCTAATTTAGTATTATCAGGCCCAACAACAGGTAGTGATGCAGCACCTACATTTAGGTCACTTGTAGTTGCAGATATTCCAACGCTGACAGCATCGAAGATTAGTGATTTTGATACTCAGGTTAGAACAAATAGACTTGATCAGTTAGCTAGTGCAACAAGCACTGTTTCTGGAGTTACACCTACTGCTGATGCTCATTTTGCAACAAAAGGATATGTAGATAGTGTTAGTGAAGGATTAGATGTAAAAGGAAGTTGTGTTGCAGCTACAACAGCAAATATTACGATTGCAACTGCTCTTAACAGTGGAGATTCATTAGATGGAGTAACTCTTGCAAATGGAGATAGAGTTCTTGTTAAAGATCAGAGTACCGCTACACAAAATGGAATCTATGTTGTAGGAGATACACCAGCTAGGGCTGATGATTTAACTACAGGTGCTGATGCCGCTGGTGCGTTTACCTTTGTAGAACAGGGAAGTGTAAATGCAGATATTGGATTTGTTTGTACTTCTAACAAAGGATCTGCTGTTGTAGGAACAAATAATTTAGCATTTAGTACATTTTCTTCTAGCGGTAACGTAACCGCTGGAGATGGATTAGATAAATCTGGAAATGAATTAAGTGTCGATCTTAAGGCTAATGGTGGTTTAGTTATTGAATCAACTGAAGTGGCTGTTGATTTAGCTGCTAGTTCCATAACAGGAACACTTGCTATTGGCGATGGTGGAACGGGGGCTACAAGTGCAAGTGCAGCAAGAACAGCTTTAGGATTAGCTATTGGAACTAATGTTCAAGCCTATGATGCAGATTTAGCTAATTTATCTGGCTGTCAATCTGGAGCTTCTGCTGCTTTAGCTGCCTTAACTTCAACTGAGGTAGCGATTCTTGATGGAGCAACAGTATCGACTTCTGAACTGAACATTATGGATGGTGATACTGCTGCAACATCTACAACTTTGGCAGCAGCAGATCGTCTAGTAATGAACGATGCTGGAACAATGAAACAAGTTGCATTATCTGACCTCGTTACATTTTTAGAAGATGAAAGTGCCTCTAGTTTTGATATAGATGGAGGAACATACTAAATTTAACCATCAGGAGGTCGAAAAATGGCGAACACAATTAAATTAAAAAGAGCAAGCGGTAGTGATCCTGGAAATAGTGATCTTGCGGTTGGCGAATTAGCCATACGAACCAGTAATTGTAAGTTATTTAGTAAGAATGATAGTGGTTCTGCGATTGGTATTGTCGCTGGATCGGCTGATACCTTAACTACTGCAAGAACTATTGCAGGGGTAAGTTTTGATGGATCTGCAAACATATCTCTTAACAACAATGCGATAACGAATGGTGCTGGCTATATAACTACAGTTGCAGATACAACCATTACTCCATCTGAAATAGATATGGAGGATAATGAAAAAATAAAGTTGGGAACAGGTGATGATTTAGAAATTTATCACAATGGTTCACATTCAAGATTCTTAGATAATGGAACAGGAAAATTGCAGTTTGGAAGTGATACAGGGGTTGAAATTCTTACAGGAAATTTTGCAACTCAAATTGCTTTATTTGATTCTTCTCAAATTTTATTAAAAGAAAATACAAGTGTTACAGGAAATATCACAGTATCAGGCACAGTTGATGGTCGTGACGTAGCAACCGATGGTTCAAAACTTGATGGAATTGCTGCTGGTGCAATTGCAAATGTTGTTGAAGATACTTCTCCTCAACTTGGGGGTGATTTAGATGTTCAATCAAGCAAAATAACTACAGCAACCAGTAACGGAAATATTAAACTTGAGCCAGATGGTACTGGTGTTGTTGAAGTTAGAGGTGCTGGAGGTAATGATGGTAAGTTACAACTAAACTGTTCTGCACAAAGTCATGGAATAAAATTAGCTTCTCCTGCTCATAGTGCAGGACAATCTTACACGTTAATTTTTCCAGATAATCAAATTGCTGCTGATAAATATTTAAAAATTAAAAGTATTTCTGGATCAGGTTCAACTGCGATAGGTCAAGCGGAATATGCTTCACTTGATGCTAATGATCTTGGAGAGGGCACTATACCAGATGCAAGATTTCCGTCTACATTGCCAGCACTTAATGGATCAGCACTGACTAATTTAAACGCAGATAATATAGCCTCTGGCACTATTTCAGCTTCAAGAATACCAACATTAAATCAAAACACAACTGGATCTGCTGCGACATTAACTACAGCAAGAACCATTGCTGGTGTATCTTTCGATGGTTCTGCAAATATTTCTTTAAATAATAATGCAATTACCAATGGTGCTGGCTACATAACTGCAACTTTAACTAATGAACAAGTCCAAGATATTGTCGGAGGTATGCTTACTGGTAATACCGAAACAGGCATAACAGTAACGTACCAAGATGGTGATGGCACTATAGATTTTGTTGTTGGCACGTTAAATCAAGACACTACAGGAAATGCTGCAACTGCAACGGCTCTTGAAACTGCACGAAATATTGGTGGGGTATCGTTTGACGGAACAGGAAATATAAATCTCCCTGGTGTGAATACTGCTGGAAACCAGAACACAACTGGAACATCTGGCGGTTTTACTGCTGGTAGTGCTTCAAACCTTAACTCAGGAACATTACCTGACGCACGTTTTCCTTCCACACTTCCTGCTGTTGATGGGTCAAATCTTACAGGAATATCGGCTGGAGCTACAGGTGGTGGATCAGACGAAGTATTTTACGAAAATGACCAAACTGTAACTACGAACTATACTATTACTAACGGCAAAAATGCTATGGCTGCTGGTCCTATTAGCATTAACAGTGGTGTTACTGTTACTGTAGGGTCAGGAGAAACTCTTACTATTGTTTAATTTATGAAAGGTATTATTGAAAAACAGTTAGTTCAATGGAAAGAAGAGCTTGCAAAACAAATGAAAACTAAAGAACAAGCAGAGAAAGTTTTAATGGAAGCTAATAGAACTATTTTGATGATTGAGGGTGGGATACAGGCGAAGGAGATGTTGTTGAAAAAGATCGAGTCATCAGACCAGCTAACAGGTACAGTGGAGCTAGGCCCACAATCAGAAAAAGCACCATCAAAGAAATAGGTGCTAAAGCCTTTATTAATGCTTCTTTAATCATGTTTCAAAAAATTGCAAACGTACTGAGTATCATCTCTTTTATCATGGTAGCCTCAATGAGTGGTGGAGCGTATTTAGGCTACAAATATGTAACATCAGAGAATTTTAAATCTAAAGTTATGAATGAAATCCTTGGAAATGTACAAGGTGCTATGCCCAAAGTATTAGACAATGTGATGCCTCAACAAACAGGGCCATCTGTTCCATTTATTAAAAAGTGAGTGAAATCCCTCGTTTTCAAATAAACGAGATTCAAATACATAAAATACCGATATGGAAATTCAATAATCCAGTAGTAAATCATATAAATAAACCTGTTGTAGATATTCCAGGTTGTGTAAGAGTTCATAGAAATAACTTAACTAGCCTTATT